TGGTATTGGATTACACGGTCCACCGGGTACAGGCAAAACGTCATTAGTGAAATGCATCGCAAATTATACGAAGCGTCATATTATAGTTTTATCATTGAAGTTAATAAAAACCAGAAAACAATTATATGAATTCTTCCTTGAACATTACTATAATTGTAAGAATAAAACCCCAATTCATTTTGATAAAAAAATATTACTATTAGAGGACATTGATTGCTGTACAGACATTGTATTAAGTCGTGAAACTGTGAAATCTTTGCCGGAAGGGCATAATGCAAGATCAAAACCAAACGACCACCAAAGTACTATGAGTATAGAAGCAAATATTGGGGAACTATTAAATTGCATAACTGCATCAGCCGATAACAATATCCAAGCAATCCCGACGAAGGATAAATCTACGGATCCAATCACATTAGACGATATATTAAATTTGTGGGATGGTATCAGAGAAACACCGGGACGCCTAATGATTATAACTAGCAACCACTACAATAAATTGGATCCAGCTCTAATTAGACCGGGTCGTATAGACATAACATTGGAGCTAAAACACGCAAATCATCAAGTAATCGGTGACATGTATAATAAATTGTTCGGCGTTGCAATTACGGAGCGCCAGCTCAGGCGTATCCCGGAATATGCATATTCTCCCGCGGCTATAATGAATACATATATAAAGTGTAAAAATGATAAGGAAGCCTTTATTCGTGTTCTATCCACCAAATAATGAATACTGAAAAATATTATTTTATTACGTAAATATATATCATAAGTAATAATGGAACTTTTAGCATTAGAAGGTGGTCAACTGGGAAGCGCAAGAAAGACGTTCCTATCACACGTGTTCTTGTCAACCGACGAAGGACAAGCAGAATTATTAAATGTCATTCAATATTCTTTGATGGGTGTGGTTCCCATTGTAGCTTTAAATAAGGCAATCCAGCGATTTATCCCCGAGGCAGATCCCGAAAAGTCAAGTCTAGAACTTTTAGCAGAAATATTCATTCAGTTGGTAATCATGTTTTGCGGCGTAATAATTATTCACCGCATTATAACCTATTTCCCTACATATAGTGGATTTAAATATGAAAGCTTAAATGCGACAAATGTAGTACTTGCATTCTTGATAATCGTACTAAGTATACAGACAAAGCTGGGCTTAAAGGTAAACATAATGTTTGACCGTTTGGTTGAACTATGGAGTGGATCTTCCGGCGATGACCGGAAGGGTGCCGTAAAGAAAGGCGTCCGCGTTACTCGTGAACCAATGCATTCACCCAGTCAAGCTGACCATTTAGATAGCAGTCAAATGCAAGGAGGTGTGTTCCCCCCGGCACCTACAATGACAACCAGACAAGACGCCGGCGGTTACGACCATATGATGCGTCAGAATGGAGGAGATGACTTCGGAATGGCCGGTCCAATGGCAGCAAATAGTTTAGTGGGTGGTGCATTCGGTGCATTCTAGATAGACGGCGTTCAGGATCTATCCATATAATTTGTGTTAATAGCATAAATTATATATTTTTAGTGTATTTTACTCGTCAAATGGATTTCCGGCTTTGCGACATTTGTATGTTTTATCGCGTAAGAAGCCGGGTTTACACGCTTTAACACAACGACGAGTGATTGGGTTGCGGTCCTTTCCATTAGGGCAAGGAACATAAGAAGCAACTTTCTTATCTTTGATGCATCTGAACTTTTCACTTCGTTTGTAGCCAGTATTGCATTTTTTCACACAACGCTTAGAAATTGGATTAAATTCCTTTCCCTCGGCACAAATTGGCGAAATAGATAATGCAATCTCTGTCATTTGTTCCGGACTGGGCGTATTGTCCGTCTTGACAACCGCTTCGGTTGTTCTTATAATAGCAGCGGGAAGTGGAGTGCCGCGTTCGAGTAGATGATTTACATATACTCGGGTATGCTTTTGCAAAAGGCCACTTTCTTGCATAATTGTTTCATATTGTAACAGTAAACTATCTACATTGTGACGTACAAACAAAACCGGATGAACCATATTGGTAAATAAACTAGCCAATTTACCAAATAGTTCTAGACTGATAAACTTGCCTGTGCGATTTAATACATACAAAAGTGCCATCCCAACACCGTAACTGTCCGTAGTATCAAGTGACTTGGTTAAAAAATCGTTATATCCAGCGTGGTTGCGGTCAGCAATCATTGTGAGATAACTATATACCATTTGAATTGCCATATCGGAAGCATTTGCAACTTCACCAACCGGCAGTATTTCTTCAAAGAATACGGCAAAGTCGGACCAAGCGTCCTCAGCTAGTTTCTTATAAAACTGGGTATTGTTTTTGGAGTTTTTATTCACAATTACCGTATGTTTTGTTCTATTTAAGAATTGGTTTTCCCACGGAAATGACCAATGTGCTCTACTAGACCAATATTGAGAATCATTTGCCATCTGTAAAACCTCCGCTTTGCGTGTCATAAATCCAAAATCAATATAGTTCAACCGGTTAGTCGAAACATTATATACAATATTTTGTGGTTTTAAGTCGTGATGCATCAGACCGTTGTCTTGAAATACTTTTAGACCATAGAACAACCTAGATACCTCTAACCAAAAGAGTTCTATTTTTTTAACATTTGCAGCATTGACTTCCCAGTTGTTATATGCATCATTCGCAAACTGTGTGAGGTTTCGTCCACCATCCTTCATAACCAATAGCGCGTACCTACTTATTTGAGCTGGGTCGTATTTGCTATCACCGCACGCGTTCATTGCGGCTACATTTGTAGCTATTTTATCAATCTCACACATAGTAGGTTTACCTAAATACATCTTATGCATTTTATCTGCGTTGGAGATGTATTCAAACTCATTCATTTCATTGTTAGCCTCATCTCTAACTAACAATTTAGAAACTCTTCCCTTCTTGCGTGACTTCTGTTTGCATTTCATCTGCGGTTTATGTACGCAACCATAAGAACCCTTTCCTATAACGATCGGTTGTACAGCATCTTCATCTATAACTAGTGGTTCTGCTATATCCTCATCGGAATCTGAACTATATAGGGGATAGGGTGGAGGGGGTGGTATCTTAGCGGACATGACTATATTATATTATTAGATTATTTGTTTGTAATGTCAATAGAATTAACGAGATCCATTTTACGCAATGAACGTTCCATCGCGACCTCCTTTTCCAGATTTTTAAATAGATAATCAGTGCTCGGTTTTTGTTCGTTTTTCTTAATCTGTTTATAAATATGGTTGATCTGACTAACCACAGTCGTAATGACCGGCTTATTCGGCATAAGGGGAATGTCAGTCGGCACTTGATCAATCACTAGCGTTACTGCAAAGTAGATGAGATATCGTCGTTTTTTCGCAGTGGTTTGCGAGTACTTGATACAAAAAATATTTCTTAAAGATGCAAGTAGTTGTGTAATATATGGGCTGTTTATAGTATTAGATTTTTCAAATATCGCGTCCCATATTAACCAAATAATATCATTTTTATACTTATTTTCAACGGGAACATATGTGCGGGTCTGACATTTGGTCGCTTGCTTGCGTTTTTTACAAAGTAAATCAAATTCTATGATCCATTCAATCCAGTAGCAGGCAGTGAACACATTACGACTGTCGGGCGACAAGTGATAAGCGAACTCATTTATGGCAATAAACAATTCTTTGGGGTCATCTTCTTTCATTATAGGTACTGCATATTGAATAGTTGGCGCCTTCAATCGGTCTGTCATTTGTGTCATATCAAACTCTTCTTCGCGGTTGATCTTTATGGTTTCAAAGCTATTTTTACGATTGGACGTTGTCAACGTGCATATAATTTCTGCAAATAATTCACGAATAGTTGGGTGATTACGCAATTGAAGTTCCTGTGTAAAATTACCTTGTTCCATTATATTCCGAAACAGGTCAAACCGTTTTTCTAAATAAATCGTTATTTTTGGATTGCCAATATGTATATGTTTTCCGACAAAATGTAGTATAATCTCCCATAGGTCCATAAAATGCCCGGCACAAATCAGTTCACAGCACCAATGACACGCAGGTTCTATGCGTCCATTAATCATATTTTCAATGAGTTTGCTACGAACCGCAGTTTGTTTGTAATTAGAGAATGTAATTGACTTAAAATCGCCAGGTTGTCTAGCATCATTTATATTTGTATTATCGGCTACACTAGGCAATTCTGGTTCCATTCGTTTTGATATAATATATTGTATTAGGTCCATACAAACGTCCGCCCGTTTTGAACTCAAAAGAATAAAAAATATGGTTGACCCCCTAAGTTTGCATAATTATTATTCGGTAATAATCCTAGGCACAACGTTAATGGTTTGAAGTTCTTGCGCCATCAGTTTATATGCATATGGTATTTCAACTTTCGCAAAATCTGTTTTATTATCACAAATTTTTGCAAATATGAATAGTGAAATCCGCATTTTCATACAATCTGCTTTTATTGCCATCATTGTAAGAAGCAACCATACCACACGTTTTACATACGTGCACGCTATATTTATCAGATGCGTCGTACATTCGTTCGCGACAGAACCTGGTCATTCCGTGTGCAATCATAACATCACGTTCCATCTCACCTATTCTAAAACCGCCATCACGGCTTCTTCCTTCGGCAGGTTGCCTAGTGAGATTTACCATCGGACCAATGGATCTGCTATGCTGCTTATCACTAACCATATGCTTTAACCTCTGATAAAATACCGGCCCAATGAATACACTGGTTTCAAGTTGTTCTCCTGTAAGACCATTGTATAGAATTTCATTGCCATAACTTTCATATCCTAGTTTTTGCAATTCCTTTGAAATAGTACGAATGTCCATATTGCCGAAACTTGTTCCATCACCAAACAGGCCCAATTCAATAAGCACCTTGCCTAGTAACGTTTCCTTCAATTGTGCAATTGTCATACGAGAAGGAATAGCGTGAGGATTAATGATAATATCTGGACGATGTCCGTCTTTGGTGAAAGGCATATCACATTCTGGAATAATATTACCAACAGTACCTTTCTGTCCATGCCTAGAACTGAACTTATCTCCGAATGTGGGTTTTCTGAGAGTTCTAACACGAACCTTCGCAAAGTTGTAGCCATCGCCGTTTCTGCCAGTATAATTCTTGTCAATATATGTGTCTTCGTTTGTACGGAAGGTCTTACTTTGATCGTCATACTTGACTGTCTTGGTCGGGTCATTACGGTTTTCTTTGATAGGTACGATTTTTGCAATGATGACATCACGGTTTTCAACCAACTCGTTTTCTGGAATAAAGCCTGACGAGTTGAGCTTGTTGTAATTACCGAACTTTACACCCCTCGTTTTTGTGGGATCCGGCCGACAACGAATGATCTCGTCACGAATAATATTCTTATCTTCGTCCTTTTCGGTATGATAGATAGTGGCTAAGAATAGCCCTCTATCAATGGACCCCTGATTAATAAGAACACTATCCTCTTGATTGTAACCGGTATGTGTCATAATAGCGACGTGGATTTGAGTGCCAGATGGAATTTTATTCAAATGAATGAGGTTCATCAGACGAGTTTCTACAAGGGGGCGAGTTGGATAGTTCAATACGTAGGCGGTTTTATCCATTCGCTGATCATAGTTGGTTGCATATACGCCGATAGCCTGTTTACCCATCGCGCATTGGTAAGTGTTTCTCGGTGCCTGGTTGTGTTCAGGGAAGGGAACACAAGACGCTAGAACACCAAATATAGTACTGGGGTGAATTTCACAATGTGTGTACTTGAAATGTGCTTTGATATCTTGAATATATGAACTTTTGCATTTCATTGCAATCATAGCAAAGTTCTGTTCTTCTGGGTCAATGTACTCAATCACCGACTCCGTCAATTTACAGTTTGTAAGCAAGTCATTCCACGTGATTTCTTTGTTTGATAGACGCTTAATGATATCAGCAGTAATGAGAGCCTTGTTGTTACGCACACGCAATACCGGTCGTGTCAGACGACCCCCATCATTACAAATACGGATTTCTAGCGCATTATAGTTAAACACAATAGACGTGTAAATGTTGATAATTCCTTGGTACTTTTTATCTAACATATTGTGATAAAACTCAATCGGTGATTTGGCAATTCCCACCCAACAACCATTGATAAACACCTTGACCTTGCCGAATAGTTCGGCACATGTTGCATTGTCAACTGATATAATATGCGGTTCTACATACTCATATAAGGACGAACTATTGGTCGGTATAGTAATATGCGCCATATAACTGATATTTTTGACAACACCAATGGACTGCCCCTCCGGAGTTTCTGCCGGGCAGAGGAATCCCCACGTTGTATTATGCAGTTTACGTGGGGCAATGAGTTCCCCGCTCTTCTCTAATGGGGTATTAATACGGCGAAGATGACTAAGACTGGAAACATATGTAAGTCTGTTTAACACCTGTGCAACACCAACCTTGCTGGTATTAGACTGTTTGATACTGAAATCACCAGTGGATAATGCACGGTTCATTCCATTTTCAATAGTAGTGGACTTCATTATCTTATAAATATTGATATTGTTGACGATATTTCCATAATCTTCGGTAGAACGCCAAGAACCGCCGTTGATTTCGCGTACAATATGTTTCTGCATTTCCTTGACTAACTTATTGAAGTAATTGCGGAACAGATTGTTTAATAGAGTTCCGGTTAATTCAATTCGTTTGTTTACGTAGGAGTCGCGGTCGGACGGCGGTATGTATCCTAAGCTAGTTTGAAGGAGCTTATGTGCCATATATCCGATCAAGTACAATTTTTGTTGAAGAGTTTTGCAGTGTGGAAACAAATCGTTGTTGAGAACGTCCTGTGTAAATTCGCGTTTCTTGCGTTGTCCAGTTTCTTTGTCCATATTAATTGGTGTATACGCGGCATACGTGGCAATATGATTGAATGCATCTTCCTTTGTCATGTACTTATTCGCATCAATGGCAGATGCTTGCAAATGACTAACGTTAATGCCTTGGTTACCGGCATCATTGTTTAATAATATATAACTGCATATTTCTTTATCGCTCATTACACCGAGTGCACGGAAGAGGGTAAACAGTTCAATTGGCTGTTTAATGCGAGGAACATTTACATATATACCATATCCAAAGCCATTATTTTTGTTAGAGAGCAACATTTCAATCTGTTTGGGAGAAATACACTTGAAGTCTGGTACAGATTTAATTTCTGCATACCAAGACCACTTCGTAGTATTCTTTCCATCAAAACAGTAAATCCTGTTTTCAGCGGCACGTTCTTGACCAAGCACA